TGGGATAAATCAAATAGAGTAGTTGGATTTAATGTTGATATCGGTCCTCAAAATCAGGGTGTATTTAAAAACTTTAGTGTTGGTCAAAATTCATCTTTAGCAACATCAGAATCACTTCAGATTTTAAACCAAATGGCAAATCAAGGTGGAAACAGAGGTGGTGCAACACAAAGTGTATCCTTATATAATTTATATAAGAACAGAAGTTATACTTGTAATATTGATATGTTGGGAAATGCTTTAATACAACCAACAATGTACTTTAATTTAAGAAACGTACCTATGTTTAGTGGTTCGTATTATATTACTTCAGTATCACACAACATCACAGATTCAAGTTTTGAAACTAGTTTTGAGGGAGTTAGACAACCAGTACCAAATTTACCAAAGATTGATAATTACATACAAAATCTTAGAGCTAACTTGGTGAGTAAAATTACTGAATTGATTAAACAACAAAGTACAACAACTACAGTACAACAAAATACAAACGTTAATAGTGTTACAAATAATGTTACAAGTAATGCTGGTAATGGTGCTTCACAACAAGTTTCTCAAACAACAAATGAAGCTTGTAAACCAGTTGAACAATATAGTAAATTTGTTAACAATACTACACCTACTGAGGTTACAATTAATTATCAAGATTTGATTAAAGAAATAAAAGGTCAATCTAATGATGATAAACTACTTTATACTATTTTCTTTTGGTCTTATACAAATTCATTCAATGGTAAAGATGGACTAAGAGTTATTGGAAATAATCCAGGTTATTTATCTATTGACCAATATTTTGGTACAATTGGAAATGAAAAATATTTCTGTACAACGAAAAATATTCCGTATGTTGAGTTTAGTTCGTTGTCAAATTATGTTGAGTTTCTTATTAAAAGATGGCAATCAAGGGTTATTACTTTACAAAGTAATGGAGAACAAATCAATGTGGATGATTACGTTAAATTTGCTTATATAAATTCATTTGCTGATAGTGTTGGTAAAGGAACTGAGAGTTACAATAAAATGGTTGGAACTAATGACTTTCAAAAATATAAGGATGACTTTAATAAAGCACTACAAATATTAAAACCAGCAACTAATGTTGTAACTCAAATTACACCACCACCAGCACCGCCACAACCTTCGATTTTACAAGAAACAATTGTCACTGGTGGATTAGATGGTAGTTTCCAAAGATTAACTATACAAATAAAACCAAATAGTGGTTTGTGGAAAATATTTGCAGTTAATTTGGATTGGACTTCATCAGCATTGTGTTCACGAAGTGGTAAAAATAAATCTATACCAGAATATATTAGTACAGACCAACAATCAGTATTGATAAATAATACTGATTTAATATCACGAATTGGTTGTAGTGGTGTCTCTAGAAATGATTTTATTGGAACATACAATTTTGTGATTTGGGTTTACGTTAATCCTGTTTTAGCTGATGGTAGAACAGACCAAAACAGACAACAAGAAATAGGAAAATATCCGATACAGATTGTATTGTAGTTTTTTTTTTCAGTTACAACAGATATTTATATAAAAACTAAAAATATGAGTGTAAAATTAATTTTAGATAATTACTTAGGTAAAAATACTAGAACCTCTGAAAAAGATATGGGGGATGGTACTAAACAAGTTTGTGATTTAGACACTGGTGAATGTTACACAGTGAGAATGAAAGATGGTCTTATTGAAAGAGTTGATAATACAATGAGAACTCATAAAAAAATTCAAGTTGAAACAACAACAGGAATAAAACAACTATTAAATGGTTAATAATGAAAACTGACTTAAGAATTTTAGAAGAACTAAAGAGATATAATCAAATTAATAAATACATAAACGAACAAGAACTACCACCAGCACCAGGGGGAGAAGTTCCACCAGTACCTGGAGGGGAAATACCACCAGCACCAGGGGGAGAAGTTCCACCAGCAGGTGATGTTCCAGCTCCAGCTCCTGATACTGCAGCAGGAGCACCTGCACCACCAACAGCACCACTACCTGAACCAATTGACACAGAGTCCGACCCTGATGTTGAAAAATTAGGAGACGAAAAGAAAAAAGGTGATAAGGAAGAAATTGAAGTCACTGATTTAGTTAAAGGACAAAAATCTGTTGAAGAAAAACAAGATGAATATTTCGAAAGTTTATTCAACCATCTCAATGATTTGGAATCCAAATTAAATGCTATGGATGGTATATTAGATAGATTAAATTCTATTGAAACTAAAATTGAAAAATACAGAGTTAAAACACCTGAAGAAAAATTAGAACTTAGAACTTTAGATTCAGGTCCTTTTAACCAAAAATTAAGTAAGTTTTTTGAAGACAAGGAGGAGGAAATGGAAGCGAGTGGAAAAAATGAATATGTTTTAACCACAGACGAAGTTGAAAGTTATTCACCTAATGAAATTAAAAGAAGTTTCAGAGATTTTGGTGATACTGAGATGACTCCTGAAAATGACGTAAGTAAATTCAAAAAAATATATTAGAACTTAATTTGACAAACCCACGGCTGACACTTACTATTGTGTATAATATTTCTTAACAAAAAACTTTTTAAACATTATGGCGACAAATCCATTAGATGCTATTTTAGCTCAGTACGAACAATCACAAAAATCAGGTAGTAATACCAACAAAATGTCTCAAGATGAGAGAATGAAGAAATACTTCGCAGCTCTTCTTAAGGACAATGAAAAACAAGGACAAAAAAGATTAAGAATCCTTCCAACTACAGATGGAAGTTCACCTTTCAAAGAGGTGTGGTTTCACGAAATCCAAGTAGATGGTAAATGGCAAAAGTTCTATGACCCAGGTAAAAATGATAATGAGCGTTCTCCACTTACAGAAGTATATGAAGAACTTATGTCAACTGGTAGAGATGCCGACAAAGAACTTGCAAAACAATACAAACCTCGTAAATTTTACATTGTTAAACTTATCGACAGAGATAATGAAAACGATGGAGTTAAGTTTTGGAGATTCAAACACAACTACAAAAACGAAGGTATCTTAGATAAACTTATTCCTATCTTTAGAGCAAAAGGTGATGTAACCGATTCTCAAAAAGGTAGAGATATTATCTTAGAGATGACCAAAGCAAAAACCCCAAAGGGTGCAACATATACAGTTATTCAAACTATTATGTATGATGACCCAGCTCCACTCCACGAAAACAAAGAAACAGCTGAAGGTTGGTTGAATGATGAACTATCTTGGGCTGATGTTTACTCTAAAAAACCAGTAGAATACTTGGAAGCTATTGCCAAAGGTGAAACACCAAGATGGGATAGTGAAAAGGGTGGTTATGTTTATAGTAACTCAGATTCAGGTGAAGTTGTATTAGGTGGTAAATCCACACCAACTTATTTGGACGATTCTGATGATTTCGAACCAAGTGGTGACCTTCCGTTCTAAAAATATTTTTTAACCCGAACCCCATTAACAAAGTGGGGTTCATTTTTAAATCCTAAATGAAAATTCAAATTAAAATGATTGATGCTCTTGCTCTTAAATACGAGAGTGAGATAGCAGAGGCTGAGGCCACTTTATTGGTTTATTTCTCTAACTCAGTTGGTATTGGTGAACATCCACAACATTTAGAAGAAATGGACAAGTATGTTGAGAAAATGGCTAATGCTAAAGACAAGTTGGAAACACTAAAAGAATTTGTAAAATATAATTTAAACGATGGCAATTAAGAAAAAAGAAATAACATTGGACTCAATCAAGTCCAAATTCTCAACTAAAACAAAATACAAACCTGAGACATTCTATAATTGTGGTGACGCATTTATGGAAGCCTGTGGATTACCGGGCCCTGTATTGGGAGGGATAAACCTATTTTTAGGTCATACAAATAGTTCAAAAACAACAGCGATGATTAAGTCAGCTGTTGATGCTCAAAAACGAGGTGATTTACCTGTATTCATCATAACTGAAAAGAAATGGAATTGGCCTCACGCTGTTGAATTAGGATTACAAG